GAGAAGTCCGGTCCTATAGCCTCCTCCTAAACCTGTCGCGTCTATGCCGTCTCTCATCAGGTTTCTTAGTGCAGATCTAACCCCTGTGGCATTGGTTGCCGTTTGCTGAACAGGAGGAACCTCAGAAGAGGTAAGTCGCTCTCGCTGTATCTCTCTAGCTAAAGCCCTGACATCAACCCCCATTAGCGATGACCTCTAGCTCGTATGCGCTTAAACCCCTAAGCTGCTCCCTCATCTGCTCCTGCTCCTGCATTCTCTGGGCTTCCTGCATCTGCATAATTTTTTGTTGATTACTGATCTCTTCTCCCAAAGTTTTCGTATTCTTCAAGTCAACGTCTGCTCCAGCTTCTTCTGCCCGTATCTGGGTATCCATTCTGTCAGTCTCTGCTCTAAACGCATCAATCTGCTGATCACCCTGACTGTCCATTTGCTGTGACTGCATCTTCTGCGCCTCAAGCTGAAGTTTGAACTGATCATTTTGAATCTTAATTTGCTCATTCTGTAGCTTGGCCTGCTCGATCTGCGCTCGCAGCATTTCTGATTCGGCTTTGAGCTGCTCAGCTTGAGCAATGACCATGTTCGGATCAAGCTGTTGACCGCCTTCCTGCGCCATCTGTTGAGCCTGCTGCATCTCTTGAGTCTCTTCTTCTGTCATTTGAGACTGAGGAATTAGACCCGCCTGCATCATCTGTATACGCTTGCGCTCGGCAATAAGGCTTGCCGCAGGTGTTGAGATGTTCTGAAGCAGCAAATCTCCAGCGATTTCCATTAGTGTTGGATCAACTTGCGCTAACGAGGTAATGGCCTCAATAGTCTCTTGCTGTCGGTTCTTAAAGCTGGGGCCAGCTCTGCAAATTACATCGTACGTTCCAACCGAAAGATCATTTATAATGACTATCTCGCCAGATTCTTTATCCATCACTCGCTGATTAATCTCGGCCATATCAAAAGTTTCATCTTCGCGTAAAACTCTAACAGTTCGTTCTGTGTCATAAACGGTGGGAATTGCATCTTTTAATAATCTGCCGGTGGCAGTTATCGCTATTTCCATACTTCTTGAATAAGTGTAGGTTATGTTGTTTCCAGCGTTTTGGAGTTGACTAATAGCTTTTCCAGACTGGTTATTTACGCTCTCGCCCATATTAGCGGAAAACAGTCCAGACGTAGATGCCATCATCCCCTGCATGGCAGTAGAAACTGTTCTGAGTCCAGCATTTATCTGGGCCCCGCCCTGCTGCTGTGGAACTTGCGGCATCTCTGGATCTGGGTTAAATATCTGCACCGGATCACTGTTAGTGTTTAAAGTCTGTAGCTCTTTCTCATGCCCTAGAGCCTGCGTGGATGTCATCCAGTATTTCGCTCTTGGGGCTAGTGCGCCTTCGGCAATTTCTCTGGATAGCGCGTAATTCATCACCCTCTGTGGATCAAGCAGTTTCTCGACAACTCCCCAATATATCGTCTTCGCCTCATTAATCTTAAAATTGCCGTAAACAGGCACGACAGGAATTCTGTTAAATACCGTATCTTTTTTCTCTTCAAGCCAGTCCCCCGCGTCAAAGAATCGTGAACATACTTTGTGAGATTTGCGCTTTCTGCGTCTAACCTCAGTAACTCCGAGCAATGCCAAATCATCGATAATTAATTCAAAGTCATCATTGACCTCATGAGTTTGCCCGTTAGACATCATCACAAGTTCTCTTTCGTAAGATTCAACATAAAGAAATTCACCAATACGAATCACTTCGGCTTTATCGTAATAAGCGTCCCCATCTCGATTGTCAGAAAGAGATTGTTCTGAGCCTTCCGGCCAGCGGCTTTTATATTCCTCAATAGAAATTGGGTGCAATACAAAACAAAAACGTGCATCTGACTTATCTTGCAATTCTGCTGTTGAATCGAACCAAACTCGATCCAGCGGATTGGCAATCTTCTCAATTAATAAATCTTGATCAAAGGAATTATCATCAACATATTTATGAACGACGCGCCATGCATCAAATCCGCAAGTAACCATGCCTCTAGCGGATTGCCCGTAAATTTGACTAGAATTACTCATGTTTTCAATGTTGCGAATTAACCCATCAAATGTGCTTGCGACATTTTTTGTAGCAGCGCCGCCGGCGGGAGACACTTTAATGTTAAAGTCAGCTTGCTCTATTTCAGAAGATACCTGAGCAACTATGGGGTTGCACTGATCGAAAGTATAACGTGGCTTGCCATCGTTGGCATTCCACCAATATTGCTCCCACTGGCCCGTTCGCTGATCTAAAAAAAGGTGGGCCTCTCTCGCTTGTTGCCGCAGGTCGTTGTCACAATCTTGACTCGAAGTTAAAAGACTTAAAACTTTATCGTAATCGTCATATTTATCGTAAGACGTAAGTGTGTCGAATTCCTCTTCTTCCCCTTCATATTTTACTTCTTCGATTTCGACTTCTTCGATTTCTATTTTTTCGTCTTCCATTTTTAACCCCAGCCGCTAAAATTAAGTTTCACAGCGTTTTGCTGCGTTGCTCTAGGCGAAAACATCGCCATCATCAAACTATCGCCCATATTTGGGGAAGGGAGCTGGTAAGGCTTCTTCGCCATGTCTATCTTGCTCATTATCTGAATTTTACCAGAGTTTGAGCGTTTTTGCGGTATTCGACACACTTCACTTCGCAATTGATCAAGCACCTCAATATTTGAAGATAAAGATATTAACTCTTCTGGATTAATGTACTCACCCTTTTCTACTGCCCTGTAAGTGGCATGAAACCTATCTCGTAGCTTCCACCAATATTGAGCGCGTTTGTTAAGGAAGGTGTCTCTATTAGTCTTTGAGTCCTTGCCCGAGTAAGGCAGGTTGCTATCATCAGGCGATTCAGAACCTCTGAATTGATGCTTTTGCATCTTTGTTGATTCAAGTTCCTGATCAACTTGCCTTTTGAGAGATATACCCAAACCGTCACAATCCCAAACTAGCCAGTCAGCTTGTGCCTCTCTGGACTTTTGTAGCGCCCAGTCCATGCCCTCGTTGGAGTCTCCTGTAACCTTCTCGCAGACATCAAGAATGACCGACCCCTTGCGCAGAGCAAAGCCCTTACTGTCCCCACCCTCATCTGAGGGATCGTGAGAGGCTATAACAGCACCAGTGGCCTCAAATCCTAGTTTCTTGTGCGAATCAATTGCAGCATCGAACCATTCTGCTGGAATTATGGAATCCTGTACGTCATCAAGAAAATGACCTGCCCAGATATGACTAAACAAGGCTGGTGACATTCTTTGCTTATCGCCTGCCATCTCTTTTAGCAAGACATCTGGAGCCATGTCATTATCTTCAATATTAATTGAGATAATCATGTGATCATCGTCTTCGTAAAACCCATCCCTAAGTATTTGCTTCTCAAACGGCTTAATAAATCTTTGGCTAAACGCATCTACAGACGAGCGAGGGTTAGCAGAGAACCATATCTCGGAGCCTTCTTCTCGCAGTGTTGGCGTTAGGGCTTTAAGCGAATCAAAGCTAATAGTCTGAGCTTCTTCTACCCAGAATCGCTGAAACCCATGTGCAGATTTTACTGCTTCTGGATCACGCGCCAAGCCCTTAAATTTAAACATGGGTTCATCATTGATCAAAATAGCTGACTTCTGAACGCTAAAAGACTGAAGCTCAAGTCTGTCTATTTCAGACTTTAAAAGAGAATGAACGGAGTCATCAATTGAATTTTGATATTCACGAAAGCAAAGTGTCTTTATATTTTTGGTCTGAGCGTCCATCAAGCACATATTGGCAAAGCTCATACTCTTGCCGGAACCACGCCCACCGATAGCTATCTTAAATCTTTTCGGCTTAAGGAAAGGCTTTAACTTTTCTGGAAGATAAATATCAGGCATTATTTTTCTCTGCTCACACCCTTAGTCTTTTCAAAACTACGCATAGCGCCTAGGCCCAGCATCCCCATTAGGACAGTGGTCAAAAGCGATGTGTCTACGTCAGGGACTGTAAGCCAGATCCCGAGAATAGGAGATATTATGGTGGAGTACAATAACGCTAAACCGCATATCCAACCAATTGCTGGCCGCCATCCCGCCACAAACAGGCTCTTATGGGCAGCCTCAACTTTGTTAACCTCGATCTGAGCTGACATCTGGCTATCCGCCATAGTAGCGATCTCATGCGCCAACTTCTCTCGAAGGTCTTTGTCTGGTATTACCTTGTTTAAGATAGCTGAGACAGGTCCAATTAAGGCACTAAGGGTAGCCAGCATGTTAGATAACTACCCACAGGACAGCGACAAGCACTACGGCTACTACAACAGCGCCAATGTGGTGGTGCTTAGATGTTTGCACTAACCGCCATACGGGGCCGCCAATTTTAGATAACAAACTTTTAATCAGTTCCATTTTTAAACTCTCTAGTCAAAAGAAATTAGTAAAAATAAACTTGTCAAGCCCAGCATTAGCAGTACCAGCCCCGCCACAAGTTTTGCAATAAGAATTAACTCTTCTCTTTTTCTGTACTCGATTATCCTTCTTCGATTTACTGCTGCTGCTCTAAAATCTCTATCTACTTGAATATCTTTAGCATTTTTTTGAATCTGCTGCCACTGGGGAGACTTGCCCTGACGAGAGTATTCCTTTCCGATTCGGGCAAGCATGTCTTTGATCTTCTGATTTTGCTGCTCTATTTGTATAGCTTCTTCCAGAGCAGAACCTGTATAACTACCTTGGTTCTTTTTTATCTCAACGATCTTTGCTTCGACAGCTTCTTTAGACGTAAAAAAAGACCCGATCTCTTTACTCATAGATTCAATATTTTTCTTACGGTCAAGCCCCGCCTGCACAAGACTGCAAGCGGTATCAAATCCTTTTATAAGTAAAGCAATCTCACCTATCATTACAGCTCATTTAAAAAATGTTATGTTATAAAATTCTTATTTTAAGATTATTTGCACCTACAGAAGTGAATACAACACTAGTGCTAGTAGGAAAATCATAATTATAGTCAGTGCCAAGAATTGCACCCCGATTTATA